TCGGTCACTTGCACCAGAAATCTCTGCTCCCGTGATAGGTTTGGAACCTTCTCGATTGAGGCCTTGTAAGCGTTCCTTGGTGGCTAATATGGCGATATTTGGATGCGGACAGGTCACTTTGAGTCAAACTAGAATGCGACAAATGCGACAGTACTATACAAAAATTCTTAAAGTTTTATAATGCGAATATGAACAATACTGAAGAATTCAAAAAAATCATAGATGGGATTGCAAAAGAAACAAATATCACATTACCACAAGGATATAAATATAGATATGCTCCTTATGCATGCTGGAAATGTAACGAAAACATGATCATATTTAAATGGACTAGCCCACTAATTAGTGGACCCATTGATGTTCCTCCAGAGCCAATCCCATCAACTTTAAAAGAAAGATACACATCAACGAGCAACGAAACATATTGGGCTAATGTTTGTCCCAAATGTGACAGTGTTCAAGGAGACTTTTTTATAAACTGTGAACCAGAATCACCATTCTTTGGTTTAGGAGAAGTCTTGGATAATAAAGAAGCTTTTGATCAAGATATGATAGAAATTTCAAACTACTATTTTAACTACCCTAATCGTTAACAGCACCTTAAAAAATTAAGTGCATGTGAAGCTATCTCTCGCCGAGAATGCGATTCTTTATGATTGCTGATGGAAATGGAACAGACTGTTTACAGTCATAAAGGTCGAATTACCAATTTAATTTTTTCAAACAAAATGGGCAAGTTAAATTACCGCATTCAGATAATATATCGACGTGTGGACAACGGGCAAATTGTTAGTGAAGATTTCGCAAGAAAACACCCAAGACTAACTGAACGTGAAGTTCGAAAGATTCCTATTAAATAAGAATCTTGCAGTATATCTCCGGATAGGGATAGCTGCATATGCACTTAATAAATTATTAAATAATATTTATTTAATTTTATGAGTGAATCATTAGATAAGCTGGCTGAAGAAATTAAGAAAACAGCCAAAGAAAAAGGACAAGAAATTAGTGATGGTGAAGCCCAAGATGGAGCTAGAAATTTAGTCGATTTCTTTAAGCTACTGTGGGATATGTCTATTAAAGATGCAAAAAAGAAAAAACGACTAGAGAAAGAACCAGGTGGTTTTCCTGTTGATGGAAATTATAGTTGTGCTGTGTGCGGAATAAGTATTAATGAAAGTAATGGTTGGTATGATTGGTATGGGAATACTTGTCTTTTGTGTAGAAAAGCAATCAAAGATGGAATAATCCCAGCTTTTGTTTGTACCGATAGAGACAGTTATTATGCTATGTGGAAATTAAATAGTGACTTCGGAATTAAATTTCAAACAGCCCGAAAGATGATTAGAGAAGAAAAACTTTTTCCAAGAATTGTGCTTGATGAAAATGGTAAGCCACATTCATACATATTCCTAAAGAAAGAAAATCCTAATCTAAAAGATCCCCATAGACATAATGCCATGAGAAAATCATATGATAGAAATAGAAACAAAAAATCTAAAGCTTGGGAAAGAAAAACTAAAAAAGAATTGTTAGAGGAGCATAGAAAAATAAAAAATAAAATTTAAATTTATTATTCTATTTTAGATATAGAATCTTCGTGTAATGAATCAACTTTATCATTTCGTTCAATTAAATCATCTATTCTTGATAAAAAAGCTTGAATTATTTCATTATCATTTGAAAAATATTTATTTATATATGATTTTATAGACATTAAAACAATCTTATTGATTGGACATAATAGTCTTGCATCCGAAACGATTGGGTCTATCTTAGGTTTAAATCCAGACTCTACTATTTCTAAGTGGTGCTTAATGATATCAACCCAAGTTCCATGAATAGAGTGGGAAGAAATACCTTGAAATAAGGGGTATTCCGATTCCATATCTACACTTTTTAAAAGTTCTTTGTAGTCCTTACGTTTTGGAATTGATTTTAGTTCTTCGTAATTTTCTATTCCTGAAACCTTAAAAAGATCTTCAATGGAATTAATCATTCTTGTTTCAATTGGCAGTTCTTTTCCACGCTTCTCAATATTTTCTTTAATATAGATACGTGTATCTCTTTCTGGTTTTAGGCTTGATCTAATAAAATCATCAAAATCTTTTTCATTAGCTTTTTCACAAAAGAATTTTAGGTTTATAGCTGATTCAGTAATACATCTATTTAGAGCTAAAATAACTTCTCCGTGTTCTTTTTTATCACACAAAAGAGCTAAAATAGAGGTCATAAATTTTGATATTCTAGTAACAAGACCAGCACTAATCGCTTGATTCCTTGATGAAATAGTTTCATCTGGATTATATGACTCATAAAACTGAGAAGCTAAGACTGCAACCATTGTTGTTTCTTTGTATAAATAAAAAGCAATTTTAGAAAAAGATTTTTCTGTCCCATTAATGAGACCAGAAATATCTGTTGGGGTACCAATCATTCCTTCTATAGAGTTTTTAGTAAATTTATCCATTTATTCATTTTATCACTTATTAACTATATTCCAATATAAATAAGATATAACTTGTTTACTTTTTATTAGGGTGATATACTTAAAGCAGTTCGTTACAAAAAGCATATTACATTATATGTTTGAGCCTATACAAAATTTTAATTAGTTCTTAATATCAAAAATTAAGAACGGTCTAGTCATCTCGTGGTCTCAAAGAATTTACTATCCCTTTTGGGTTAAGATTCTTTTTGGCTATGTCGAGGTCATAAAAAAGCATTAATCCAAAAGATTAATGCTTTTTTATTTATTAGTTAATAAAAAAAATATTATGGAAAAAGAAAAAATAAATATTGTTGAAGTTCCAATTAATGAACTTCGTGCATCAGAATATAACCCTCGTAAACATTCACCTGAACAGGTGGAACAGTTAAAAGAATCTATTAAAAGATTTGGTATGGTCGATCCAGTTATCTGTAATTCATCTCCTGAAAGAAAAAATGTAATCATCGGAGGCCATTTCAGAGCTGAAGTAGCTAAAGATCTTGGGATGCTAACCCTACCAGTGGTATATGTTAATATTCCAGACCTTGAAAAAGAAAAAGAATTAAATCTCCGCTTAAATAAAAATACAGGAGAATTTGATCTTGACTTATTGGCAGAATTTGATGAATCCTTTTTGGAGAATATAGGTTTTACCAGTGAAGATTTAGATGATATCTTTCCTGAGGAAAAGAACCCTGAGGAGTTTGATTTAGACGAAGAATTAAAGAAATTAAATATTAAAAATATCTCTGTACAAAAGGGAGACATTTATGAATTAGATGGATCGCGAGTTTGTTGTGGAGATAGTACCATTGAAGAAAATATGATGAAACTAATGGGAGAAGAAAAAGCTGATATGGTAATGACTGATCCACCCTATATCTTGGACTATCTAAGCGGTAAGACAAAACAAAAAGATGGAGTAACCACAGGTTTTGGATTAAAGAAAAATAGACGCTATCTCGAAACAGATGTTTTACCTGATAATTTTACAGAATTATGGATGGGTAATATTAGTAAAATAGCTAAAGAAAACTTCGCCATTATTGTCTATGAAAATTGGAAGAATATTAGAACCATTTGGAACGAGATGGAGAAATATTGGAAAGTAAAAAACATGATTGTTTGGCATCTTCCAAATAGAGTTCAAGGATTCGCAGCTAAGTATAAATTCTTTAATAAGCATGATATTGCTATGGTTGGAACTAGTGAAGATTTAGAACTTAATACAGAAGATGAAACCGATTTGCTCGACAATGAATATGAGACGGCTCTATATGCTATAGGTGGTAAACCGCATTGGGAATCTTATGAAAAAGGTAAAAAGATTTGTCCTACTGATTTTATTGAATTTAAAGCCGCCGACGAAAAATCTTCTGGCCAAGGAGTAATATTCGGAACCAAACCCATCGAGATTTTAATCCCATATATAAAGGTTCTAACTAAACGTGGAGATCTAATTGTCGAACCGTTTGGTGGTAGTGGAAGTAGCCTTATATCAGCAATTAAGATGAATCGTAGATGTTACCTAATGGAGAAAAGTCCTACATATACTGAAATAATACTGAGACGCTGGTCGAAAGAAACAGGAAAGAAACCAGTTAAAATTAATTAGTTATGATAGACGACAAGACAAAACAAAAACTTTTAGACGAGATTTCTAACTTTGGAAATGTTTATTTGTCTTGTCTAAAAGTTGGAGTTGATAAAGCAACATACTATAGGTGGAAACAGCAGGATAAAGAGTTTAGAAAATTAGCTAATAGAGCTGAAAAAATGGGTAGAGAAAATATGAGTGACGTAGCAGAACATTCTCTTTTAAAGAATGTAAAAAATGGAAACCAAAGAGCTATTGAATACACCCTAAATAATAATTCTAAGAGATACAGAAGAAAGAGAGAGGATGTTGTTATTGTTCACAAGAAAGATTTTGAACAACCCGTAAGAGATCCTACCTTAGAAGAAATTTTAGATGCTCATAATAAACTTTTGGGAAATATGTATGATGAAGATGAGAAAATTGAAAGAATCCCTCCTTACTATGAGATTGAACAAAAAGAAAATCCAAAAGAAGAAACAGTGACAGAAAAAATAAGTGATCTTACAAACAAAGAAGAAATTGTAGTAAAGCCTCAACCTGATATACCTCCAAAAGAAGTAGGTAGACGACCACGTCCACGCCCTCATTCGGAACGTTATTAAATGTTATTGTATTTTACAATTTCTAACAATTACGCTTCCTATTGTTGCTCCTGATACAGTTCCTTGGACTTTTATAGATTGTCCTTTCTTTAGCTGTGCTAAGCCAGCTTCTTCTGTTTGATTAAACATACACTGAACTTTATCAAAAGATACAGATTCAGGTGTTTCAAAAGTTATGTATGCTTCCTTCATAACGTCTTTTCCTATTGTATCTACTGTTCCAGAAATTTCTACGAGTTTTCCTTTGTACAAATTATCACCATTAACTTCATTTGCTTTGTATGCCTGTCTTAGTGTTTCAGCACTTAATTTAATCGCCTCAACTTTTTGTTCGGGCTGACTTGGTGTTGGAGTTTTAGTTGTAGTTGATGAATTATTCTCAGATGATGAACCTGCAACTATTAATACTACAACTACAACAATAACCCAGAACCACCATTTCTTATAAAACTTCTTTTTTGTTTTGTCTTCCATAAAAATTATTTGCGTCTTATTTAATAAATACCCAGGATAAGACGCAAAAATCCTACCACTAGGTAGAGACCGAAGTCTCATATATGAGTTTCCTCATATAGCGCGTTCAACGCCCTAATGATAGGGTTTTTATGTTGAACGCGACTTTATTCACCATGCCCCGTAAGGGGTTTAGGCTACTTTCTTATTAACTTGTAAAAGAATTATACCTCATTTTTAGAGGCTTTGCCATACTAGCTTAGTATTAGATATTTGTGTAGCGAGTTATCAACAGTATATATATATCAATAATCCTCATCTTCAGGAAAGAGTCTTTTTCTCTTTGGGACAACTGTTACATATTTCTTGGAATCAATTTTCATATGTTCTTCTCTCATAATAAATCTAACTGTTTTTTCGTCTAATACAAGTTGTTCTGGATTAGTCATACCAACACCTTTTTTGACTTGTTCTTGTTCTAATAGTTCAAGTTTATCTCCCAGTTTTTTAATTATTTTCTCATATCTATTTAAGTATTCTGGGATTTTTGAATATTCAAGATCTGAAATGAAATATCTATGTACTACACAATTTCTAAAATCATACAATTTGGAAAGTTCATTAAATTCTGATTTAGTTATTAATTTTATGTCTAAAGAGTCTTGAAAAATAGTACGTTCCATTTTAAACTTCTTGCCTTTCTGGAAAATAAGTGATGAATCATAACTTTTAGTGTTGTCTCTTATCTGCATTTTGAGAATCATTCCAAATCGTAACATTGCGTCTACTTGTGAAGCGAATAAAACAAGAGCTTCAACGTGACTTCCATTTTCTTTTGCTTTTTTAAGTAAATTAGAAACTGCCAAAAAGGTTCTCATAAAATTTATGAGTGGATTTTCCTTTATTCTCTCTTTTGTAATTTTTGATTTAATAAGTGAATATTTTTTCCATTGATCTTGTAAAACTTTTTTAAAAAAAATTGCATCAGATTTTAATTCTGGCGTTAAAACCCCACTATATCCAATTGAACAACCTCCTTTGTAATCATAAACCCTTAAGATACCGTGAGGAGTTTTAAAATATCGTTCCCACGTAGATTTATTATCTATAAATAAATACTTTTGATCTAAATCTTTATATTCACCATATACTACCTCGAGTAGTTCAAAAACTATGAAGGGTGAAAGACTTGGGCTATCAAGCCAAGAACCACCACGATCTTCAGGCTCTTCAGTCAAAGCAATAAATTGATCCGTCGGGAATTCTGATATAAATTTTTTTAAAGTTTTTGACATGTTTATATGTTAACTTAGATTAAAGTATTTGTGTAGTAGGCTATAAATAACTTTTTCTTGTTTATGAGGTCTGGACTTATTAAGGGACTTGCGTCATTCATTAGATATATGGATAAAACACAAGAACCAATTTGGACAGTAAGCAGGGATATAACAACCCCTGTAAGGGTCAAATACTGCCTCTACGCGCGTAAATCGACAGAACAGGACGAATTACAGGCTCTTTCAATAGATTCCCAAATTAAAGAAATGATGGATATGGCTAATAAGGAGGGTCTAAATGTATTAGATGTCAGACGAGAATCACACTCAGCAAAAGACTCAGGGCAACGTCCTGTATATCAACAACTAATAGCAGATATTAAACAAGGAATCTTTAATGGGATTATCGCTTGGGATCCATCTAGAATAAGTCGTAATGCTGGAGATTTAGGGCAAATTGTAGATTTGATGGATCAAGGATTGATGGTTGACATAAGAACTCACGGACAAAGATTTACTAATTCACCAAATGAAAAGTTTTTACTCATGATTTTATGTTCTCAAGCAAAACTTGAAAATGATCACAAGGGAGAAAATGTTAAGCGAGGATTACGAGCAAAATGTGATCAAGGATTTAGACCAGGAGTATCACCAATGGGATACATTCATGATAAATATGCAGACAAAGGAAAGAAACGAGTACTAATAGATCCTGAACGTGCTCCAATAATAAAAGAAATGTTTGAGAAAGTTGCTTATGAAAATTGCAGTGGCAGAGATTTAATGACTTGGTTAAATAAAGTAAAAAACTTTACAACAAGATCAGGTAAAAGAATTGCATTAAGTGCTATTTTTACAATTCTAAAAGATACATATTATTATGGAGAATTTGAATACCCAATAGGAAGTGGAAAATGGTATAGAGGTGCATACGATCCAATTATCACTAAAGAACTTTATCTAAAAGCTAGAGCAAATTTAGAAGCACCACCTCGTAGACACCCCGGAACTAATGAATTTGATTTTACGAGATTATTCCATTGTGGAAAATGTGGCTCAGGTATTTCTGCGGAAGAAAAATTTAAGCACTGCAAAAATGGAAAAACCCACAGATATGTTTATTATCACTGTAATCATTCTTCAGATCGATATTGCACTGAGAAAACAATAAGAGAGGAGGAATTATTAGAGCAACTATTGCAACTGATAGATAAGATAGATATAGATGAAATTGGGATGAGAGAAAAGATAGAAATTGAAATAAATAAGTATAGACAATTCAGCTACAGTGTACTAGGAAAAGAAACTGAGTTTGATAATAGGACAATTGAAGCTGATATACGAAATTATGCAAAACACATATTAAGAACTGGCACAAAAGACCAAAAACGAGAAATATTGGAATGTTTAAAAAGTGAAATAGTTTTAATTAATAAACAAATATTGCTGAAAAGTTAGATCATTTAATATAATTAAAAATGTGAAATTTGGTAAAGGGTACCATAAAATGGTATAATCTATTACATGGATATAAAACAAGAATTTAAATCAATATATTTCCCTGACCTAAGAGAAGGACCTGAATCATCAAAATCATTAACCCTTGCTTTTTCAGAGGAAGACCAGGAATTATTTGATTCAATTAAACATCTTTCTAGTCATGAAATAAGAAAATTAATTAATACTTCAACATTTAGTTCTTTGGAAGAAAAAGCTTTAAAAAAAGGATTATCTATTAATAGATATTGTATTTGGAAATTAAAAAATGAAATTTTAAATAATAAAAATAAGAAAAACAGCTTGGATCCAATTCAAACAACTTTTAAGGGCGGAAAGGAACTCCCACTTCAATCTTGGTATCCATATCTTGAAGGATATTCTCCTGATTTTGTTAAATATATACTTGAAAATTTTGTTGATAAAAATGCAAAGGTTATATATGATCCATTCTCAGGAACTGGGACAACTCCTATTATTGCTTCAGATTTAGGATATAAATCTTATTATTCAGAGGTTAACCCACTATTACAGTTTCTAACTAGAATCAAAGCTAAGGCACGAAATGCAAAAAACAAAGAAAAGCTAGCTAAATCATTAAATGAGCTAATTCCTAATATTAAGAAACTTATTCTCTCTCAAGAAGAAGATCAAGAGCTTAAAAAAAGCTACTTGAATACTTTTAATGAAAGTAAATTCTTTTCTGATGATGTTTATAGTTATATTTTAAAGACACGAACCCTAATAAATAATCTATACTACAAAGATGTATTAGTTTCTGAATTGATAACAATTGCCACATTGTCTAATCTTGTCGAAAACTCATATTTAAAAAGACATGGCGATTTAAGATTTCGTAAAGGAAAAGAAATGGATGAATTAAAAAATATTGATTATTTCAAAAATCTAGAATCTCATATTCAAAACATTATAAATGATTTATTAATTATAGAACCTAGCGTACCCCCAATATTAATAACGGAAGATGCTCGAAATATAGGTAAATTACCTATGATGGGAATTGATGCAGTTATCACAAGTCCACCTTATCTTAATGGAACTAATTATTTTAGAAATACAAAAATTGAATTATGGTTTTTAGGATATCTAAAAAGTGGATCTGATTTAACAAACTTCAGGAAACTTGCTGTTACTGCTGGTATTAATGATGTCTCCCTGCAAAGTGATAAAAAGATCAAAAATAAAGATTTAGAAAATATACTCGAAAGTTTAGAAAAAAAAGCTTACGATAAAAGAATTCCCAAAATGGTACATGATTACTTTGCTGATATGTATAGAATTTTTACTGGATTGAAAACTCAATTAAACAAAAACGCTATTCTAGCTATTGATTTGGGCGATTCGATCTATGGAGGAATACATGTTAAGACTGATGAAATTCTTATTTCTATATTAGAAGATATTGGGTACTCTTTTGAAAAAAATATTACATTAAGAAAGAGACAATCAAATAATGGGCAAGAACTAAAACAGGTGTTATTAATATTCAGAAATAAAGAAAAATACAAACCCTTAAAAACTAGTAAAACATGGGAAAAAGATTGGACTTACTTTAAAAATAAACAGCCACATCATTCTGGAGATATGGCAAAAAGAAATTGGGGTGATCATATACACTCTCTTTGTTCATATCAAGGAAAACTTAAACCATCAATAGCAAATCAATTAGTATCGATTTTTGTACCAGAAGATGGAAAGATTTTAGACATGTTCGGTGGGGTCGGAACAATAGCTGTTGAAGCAGCACTTCAGAAAAAAGAATCATTTTCTTTTGACATTAGTCCTGCTGCTATTGCTATATCTAAAGCTAAAATAGGTGCACCTTCACCTAAAAAGATTAATCAAATAATTAGTGAACTTGAAAAATACATAAAGAAAACAAAATTAACCAAAGAAGAAATAGAAGTGGCATCTAAATTTGGACTCAATAAGACATTAAAAGATTATTTTCACCCTGAGACATTGAAAGAAATTTTACTAGCAAGAAAGTTTTTTGGAGAAATTGGATATGATGATACTGAAAGTGCTTTTGTCGCTTCTGCTATAATGCACATACTTCATGGTAATAGACCATATGCTTTAAGCCGTAGATCTCATGGTATCACTCCGTTTGCACCTACTGGAGAATTTGAATATAAAAACCTATTAGAAAAACTAAATGAAAAAATTACTCGAACCTTAAAAGACATAAATAGAGAGAATTTTACTCAGGGAGAGGTTTATTTTCAAGATGCAACTAAAACTTGGCCAGAAAAAGTTAGAGATTTAGACGCAATAATAACCAGTCCACCATTTTTTGATAGTACGAGATTTTATGCAGCAAATTGGATGCGGTTATGGTTTGCTGGTTGGGATCAGGCACATTTTAAAACAGAACCAATTAATTTTATTGATGAATTACAAAAAAAAGATCTATCTATATATGATGGTATTTTTATGCAATCAAGAGAAAGATTAAAAAACGGTGGAGTATTTGTTCTACATCTAGGGAAAAGTAGTAAATGTGATATGGCGAAAGAATTAGCTGAGAGAGCAAAAACATGGTTCAATGTTTGTGATATTTTTGAAGAAAGTGTCGAAGATGGAGAATCCCACGGAATTAAAGATAAAGGAGGTGTTGTTAAACACCAATATCTTATACTTAATTAAGTGTAATAGTTTTAGGATATTTGCCTTCTTTTTTAAAGTATAATTCTAACAAATCTATTTTTTCTGGTACAAGTACTTTTTGTAAGGCTTTATAAATTAAATCAGCCACTCTTTTACCTTTCTTAATTTTTTGATAATCCTTTCTAGCAAGAAAATCATCAAAAAGCCACGAAACGTTCTTTAATAATATTAAAGCTATTTTTTTATTTACTATTCGTTTATCACTTGCCAATAGAGATAATGGGATACCAGTTATTATAGATAACTGTTTTAATTTTTCTTTTGAATATAAGGAAAACTCTGCTGGAAAAAGATCATGTTTAGATGAATTACAAGTTTTACATAAACAGGTTGCTGTTTCATCTAGTGGCCACAAATATGCTAATGGTAAAGTATGATCAATATCCATATCACTAACTTTTGGTAAAGATTTGTTACAAGCAAAACACTTCTTATTAAACTTTTCCCAAATAGAATCCTGAAATTCTTTTTTGTGAATAGTCCTATAATTTTTGACAACATCCATGTTTGTTAATTCGATCATCATTCTTTCAAAAGCCCGTCTTCTTGATCCGTCTTCATGATGTTGAGCCTTATTTCTTAATGGATTGAGAGGAGCATTAACCTCAAATTTTTTACATGTTCTGCACTCAAGTTGATATCCAAAATGTGTAGTAAAATATGTTTGGCCTAAAGAAGTTTTGAGTTGATTTTTTATATCTTGAGATAAAAGATTAATATTTTCAGGATTTTCTATTAAATATCTACTAAAAGCATTATGTTTACATGGTGCTCTTTTTTTACAATGATTACTAAATCCGAGAGGGTTTAATTCATTTTTAGTATCAATAGGTAAAAATCTTGCACAACGATTACACGATTTTCTAATAATGATTCCCTTACCGCAATTTTTTACACCTGAAATTAGAAGTGATTTAAATGGTAAATAATAAATTTCTGGTTTGTATAATTCAGTTTTTTCATCAAAATTTTTCTTGTAAGACTCTCTATTTTTATAATAAACAACTGGGCCTGATTGGAAACCAAATATTTCGATTTTGGGATTTGCAATTTTTGAAAGAATTTTAAAACTTACATTCACTTTATATTTAACATTTTCAAGAATTGAACTATCTTCTACATGAAAACCTATTCTAGTCCAAGAATTTTTTGTTATCAATTGAGTATAATTTTCAACTATAGGGTTTATTTTATTTTGACTAGTTATACATATGGACCCAGAAATGACCATATCCTCACTAGAATAAAAGTACAATCCTGTTGCATAAATATAAATATTTTGTGAAAACAATTTTGAAAACATCACTTCATTGTCTTCAAAATTAATTTCTAGCTCTTTGCCAATTATTTGATATTTATCAGTTTGATCTATTAAACACTCGCTGCCAGTTTTGCCACCACTAACATTAAAGCCACTTCGTTGTCTAACTAATCTTCTTTTGGGTTGAATAAATACATTTGCCTTCATTTTTGAAGTATATCAAGACATAACAAAAATGACCATATCTATATACTTAGATTCATAAAAAGGCAAAAGCGACCTTCCCAGATGGGGACAGGTCGCTTTCACCAAATTTATCTGCTCCCCGGGTAGGGATCGAACCTACGACCTTAGAGTTAACAGCTCTCTGCTCTACCGCTGAGCTACCGGGGAATATTATTTCTGCTATTTTGTTTTTAAAACAGCAAAGATATAATACCAAA